TCCACCCTTCCGTCGGCTTCTACCTGTATCAGGTTGGCCTGCTGACCTTCTCCACCTCTGCACTCGCCGCTTCCGGCGCTGTGACCTGGGGCGGTGGCGGCGTGGGCGTCGGCGCTCGCAGCATCGGCGAATTCGCCGGTATGCGCGTGATCATGGATCCCGCAGTGAACACCGTTCGCCCCGGCACCTCCACTCACATCAGCGAGTTCCGTTGCTACCTCGCCAAGGGCGGCAGCATCCTGGAAGGTGTGCAGCAAGATCTGCGGATCGAAGCTGACCGCAACGTGCTGTCCAAGCAGGACGTGCTTTCGGTGGACTACCACTCCGCGTACCACATCATGGGTACCAAGTGGACCTCCGGCACCGACAACCCCACCAACGCTGCTCTCGCCACCGCCGGCAACTGGAGCGCCACCTACGACATCGACCTGATCCCGATGGTCGAAGTGATCGTGAACACCCCTCTGGATACCACCGCTATCCCCTAAGTACCCTGTTACTGGGACCGAGGGAGCCTCACCTACGGGTGGGGCTTTTTTATTGCCGCTACACTGTGAGAAATAGTCTGCAGAAGTTGTGGCCGCAACGATCAATGCCACATTGAGTAGTACGACGGCCAACAGCTACGTGACGCTGGCCGAAGCCAACTCATATTTTGAAACTGTCCCCGAATCGAGCACCTGGGACGACAAAACCGACGACCAAAAGAATCGCTCTTTGATCTCAGCCACCCGCTGGATCGACAGCCTGAACTTTTACGGCGACCGCTGCAATAACGACCAAGCACTGAAGTGGCCTCGCAATAACTACCACGTCGATAACGTCGAGCTGACCTGCAGCGCAATCCCAGCCGACATCAAATACGCCACCTACGAACTGGCGCGAGCCCTGGCCAATGACACCGACGCCATCACCGGCAACACAGGCGACACCGGCCTGTACGAGCAAGTCAAGCTCGGCGAAATGGAAGTCAAGTACAACACCAAGAGCCAAGCCACTGGCACCGTCAATAACGTCTTCGACGTTTATCCTTGGCTGCAGTCTTATCTTGGTGCTTATTGCCTTGGAGGTAGCGGCGGCTATCAAGTACGTGTTGTAAGGGGTTAATTATGGCTGGCGCACTTGACTCACTTTTTAAAAACGTAGCCAAGTCTCTTGTGTCCGAACTGGGCCAAGCTCTTGACACTCAGATCACGTATACCCGCCACCTGAACACCTCATATGACGTAACCACTGGAGCACTGACCCAGTTTGAGATTCCCTACGAGGACATCTACGTCCCGATCGAGTTTGTCGTAAGCGAAGAAGAGGAGGGCCGCGAGCAACGTCAGGCCAAGTTATACATAAGCCCTGACTTGATTGGCGGTAGTCAACCGACAATGCGTGACGAAATTACATTTACTTACGCCGATACAACCTGTACAGCCCAGATCACAGACATCCGCACGTATCGCGGCGGCCAAGAATACCTCTACATTTTGCTGGTGCGCTTCTAATGGCAAACAGGCGCGACGCACGCAACGCCATACCAGATCTAAAGGCGCGTCTAGACGCAGACTTCAACGCATTCGTGGGACTCGCTCTCGAAGGCTTAGCCACCCAGCAAAACAGTCCTGTTTACACAGGCTTTTTCGCTTCCAGCTGGAAAGCCGCAACGCAGCGGATTAGACCCCAGGATCGTGTTGAAGACTTCAGTCCATGGAGCGCACTTAAGAAACGCCGGAATAAAGGCGAAACAACCGCTTTTAAGATCGCACCCCGGCACCCTGTACCAACTTTTAGGTACACCACAAAAGTATTCATCGGCAACACAGCGCAGTACGCTGCCTACGCACTAGAGAATCCCAAGGTGGCACGCTTCGTTCAGGGTGAATTACGCAGCCTGATCCAGAGCACATTTACCGAGCGCCGTGGTCCGAACGTACTAATTGGAACGACGAAAGGCACAGGCGGGCTGGGATTCTTGGGCCGTAAGACTTATGTTTCGTATGAAAAGGTGTAAGCCATGTCTCTCGTAAATAGCCGCGCTGCTTTTGAAAAGGCTGTCACCGACGCCGTCGCCGCCGTCGATGCCACGGTGACGATGGTCTACGACAACACGCCCTTTACAACCCCCAGCAAAACCACTAAATACATAACCCTTTCGGTCAATTTCAACCGTTCCACCCTTCAAAACATGGGCGGGGCATCAGATTTTTACACCGGCGTTATCACCTGCAACGTGTATGTGCCCAAGGCAGCTGGCACCTCAGTGCTTTCGTCCCTTGGCGAAGCGGTCATCGACGGCCTCACCTCCGTCAACGCTTCGGGCTATACGGACACGTTTAGCTGCACACCTCGGGTTCTGGACATTGTGGGCCCCACGCCGCTAGAGATCGAAGACCGCTCGCACTTCATCGGGCTGATCTCTTGCCAGTTCACTGCGAACGCCTAGTGTATTATTGAACAAACAGTCAATTTCCAATGCGAGCCGCCGAACTGCTCCGTAACAAATTCGGAGTCAGCCAGCTCTACAAGCACGAGGTCAAAGTCGAAAACGAAGTTTTGCTTGAGATCTACTGGCACCCTTTGACGATCGCCGAGCGCGAATCCATCCAGAAAAAAGCAACTTCAGATGACGCTGGCGACTTCGCGCTGAATCTGATGCTGGAAAAAGCACTGGACAAAAACGGCAAACGTCTTTTTGCAGACGGTGATCGCGCCACGCTGCGCCGCGAGGTTGAGGCCGGAATCCTGCAGGAGATACAGCTAGCAATGCTGACTTCTGGAGCGGAAACCAAGGTGGAGGAAGCGAAAGCCGACCTCAAAAGCTGACGATGCTTGGTTTTTCATATTTTTCCTAGCCAAAGAGCTGGGGATGTCGGTCAACCAGCTAACACAGCAGTTAACTCAGGAGGAACTGGTTGGCTGGGCCGCGTTTTACGAGTTGAAGCGCGACGAGGAGGAAAAGGCCATGCACCGCGCTAAAACTGCCCGGAGGGCTAAAACCCACGTGTAGCGATAGACTACGCCGGAGGGCTCTACGTTTTTATCGTGGCTAACTACGGCATAGATATTGCTTTAACGGTAACAGGCCAAAATAAGCTTGCTGAAGTTGAGAAGCAGATAAGCGCACTGGCTCAAGCAGCGCAAAAAGTAACCACTTTTGAGGTTAGTGGCGCAACCAAACAAACAACTAGCGAACTAGAAAAGCAACGCAAACTGTATCAAGAATCTGGTAAAGCTCGCAAAGAAGCACTTATTCTCGCAAACAGAGAATTAGAAGTAGAGAAGAAAATAAATGACCGCTTAGCAGCACGCGTTAAATTAGACCAGAAACGTAAAGATTTTGCTAAAAGAGCCGAAAGTGTAGCTCTTGGCGTCGGCTTTCCGTTGCTATTTGGCGGCGGCGCCGGAGCAGTAGCCGGTGGTCTCGCGGGTTCTTTTGTTGGTCAAGGCTTCGGCGGTCAGATTTTACTGAGCGCACTCGGCCAACAGTTTGATGCTTTTGCAGCGGACATTGCTGAACTCGGCATGGCCCTGGATCCGCTTACAGCCGATATAGACAAAATCATCGAAAAAACAGGTCTTCTTGGTACTGAGACCGGCAAGTACATCACCGAAATAGACGAGCTCGGCTACTCCACAGAAGCACTAGAAGCCGCAACTACTCAACTCGCTGCCGTTATTGGTCAAGACGGCGTAGATGCACTAAAAGAGTTTGGCGACGCGGCGCAAGACTTCCAGAACGAGTGGTCTACTGCCATGACCCAGATGGGCGTGGCACTTGCAACTTTCCTGGGACCTGCCCTTGCTGGAATAACAAACTTGCTTGAAGGTGCAAACGCCCTTCGAGCAGCCTCGGCATCTGACGATGCACAGCTGCAAGAGTTGTCACGCAGCTACGAAGCATCCCGCAGGGGCCTGCTGTTTGGAGGAAAAACTCCCCAAGAGCAAGAGGCAATCCTGGAACAGATTAAAGAAAGAATTAAAGAAATAAACGACGAAGAAGCAGACCGACTTAAAATCCAAGCTGAACAACTAAGAAATCAAAAAGAGCAAGAAAAGCAGGCAAAAAAGGCTGCAGAACTTGCAGAAAAGAATAGACAAATTGCAGAAAGACAGTTGGCGGACGCTGAGATGGTCCGGTACCTCAAGAGCAAAGAATACGAGCTTGCTCTTGCTAACACAAAAGAAGACGAGATCTCTCTTAAATTTGCTCTTGACAAGGCAAAACTTATTGCTCAGTACACGGAGGATATAGAAAAAGCTCGGTCTGAGTCTGAGAAGGCTTTTATTCAAGATACTTTGGCCTACGACTTAGCAATACTCCGAACAAAAGAACTAAAAGCTCAAAACGACCTGACGGATGAACGCCTCAAAAAAGAAAAAGAAATACAAGACATTATTAAAGAAACTTTGCAGATTTTACCGTCAGAAACTACTCCTGATGCGGACGAGACGTTCTTCTTTACTGAAGCCACCGCGTATGCCAAGGAACTAAAAGAGGAGTTGGACGAGTTAGTCGCGCCAATAACACTAGTACAAGACAGCGCAGCTGCAATCGGTACCGCCTTCTCGGATGCGTTTAGAACCGCAATGACAGAGGCGACCAACGCACAAGAGGTCCTTGCCGCCTTCTTCGACTCGCTGGCTAACAGCTTCATTGACATGGCCGCTCGAATGATCGATGCCGCAATCGATATGATGGCCTTCGATATCCTGAGCAGCATCTTCCTGCCCACTACTGGCTTTACGGGCGGCATCTCCTCAGGCCTAACAGCACCATCCGGCGGAGGTTTCCCTGGTCTGGAGGTTGGGGGATCAGCAAACACCTCTCTCGGAGGTGTCGTCCTGCCAGGTATGGCTAACGGCGGCGCAGTTTCTGCTGGATCCTCTTACATCGTTGGCGAACAGGGTCCCGAGCTGTTTATGCCTCGCACCAGCGGAAGCATTTATCCCAACGACACTCTTGGTGGTATGGGCAGCAATGTTGTTGTGAATGTGGACGCTTCGGGCAGCTCAATCCAAGGCGATTCGACACAGGCGAATATGCTGGGTCAAGCACTCGGCGCCGCCGTCCAAGCCGAACTAATCAAACAGAAGCGTCCCGGAGGCTTGCTCGCCTGATGGCCACCTTCCCCTCGATAACGCCAAGTTACGGCGCCCAAAAGACCAACCAACCCAAAACTCGCACTGTTCAATTCGGCGACGGATACGAGCAGCGGATTGCTTTCGGCATCCCCGGCCACATCAACCCCCGGCAGTGGAGCTTGACCTGGAACGTCTCCGAAACCGACGCCGACACGATCGAAACGTTCCTCCAAGCCCGCGCCGAGGACTCGGCCAGCTTCGACTGGACTCCCCTCGACGAGGTTACTTCCTACAAGTGGGTCTGCTCCGAATGGAGCAAGAGCATCCCTTACCTGAATCGCGCCACGATTACAGCCACCTTCCGCGAGGTATTTGAACCGTAATGACAATCCCGGTTTCAGAGCTTCAAAAGATCAATCCAAGCCACATCATCGAGCTGTTCCAGCTTGAGCTTGATGCAGCTGTTCATGGTGCCGGCACGACTTATTACTTTCACGCTGGCAGCAACATGGATGCCAACGGTGAATTGATCTGGAACGGTCAGACTTACCAGCGTTTTCCGATTGAAGTTACTGGGTTTCAATACAACGGTCAGGGCAGCCTGCCGCGCCCAACAATCCGAGTTTCAAATGTCCTCGGAACGATCACTGCGATTTTGCTTGCTGTTAATGGCTT